TCGTGGGCGAAGTGGCGAGCACCCTTGCCGTCGGGGTCGTCGTCGCAGGTGAAGGTCGTCCCGCAGGATTGCCAGGCCCAGGGCTTGTGGTGCTCGGTGAACCCGCCAAGAGCGCGTGCAAGGGTGTGTGCGCCTGGCTCAGCGATCCACACGTCGTAGGTGGGGCCGGGTTCGGGCTCGATCTCATGGGCGGGGACGAAGACTTCGGCCTGGACCCAGTAGCCATTCCGCTCGGTGTCGTGGGTGTAGTGGCCGGCGCTTTCGCGGCCGATGATGCGGATCTCGGGGGAGTCGCCGAATTGGCCTACCTCGTGATAGGCGATGGCGGCCTGAGCGAGGCGACGAGGAAACGAGTTGGTCATTTGTCATCTATGCGATAGAAATAAGCCCAGCACTTGCCGCGTTGTACGCGGACGCAGCGGGAGTTTGAGAATCCACCACGGCGGTAGAAGTCGGCTTTTGATATTTGTTCGTAGCCAATCATTGTTTGAAAGTGTCAGAGTGAATAATGCTTTGAACGATGGCATCAGTGGTGTCACCGTCGCCGCTAGACGTGAGAAACTTTCGGAGGGAAGCTTTGTCAGGGAACGACTTAATGAAAGCTTGTAGTGCTTCATCGAAGTCCTCAATATCGGAATCGAACTGATTGGATAAGCGAGCGTCAAAGTAGTGGGTGTACGGCATCAGTCATCACCGGCAGCAGCCGGGGCGAAAAAGCTGTCAACTTTGGTGGGGCCGGGCTCGGGGTCAGGGTCGTCCACCCACACCCAGGCCCGAACCCAAGCACCGCCAGCTTCAGGCACGCGGGAGATCTCGGCAAAAACCTCGATACTTATGTGAGGGCCGGCATACTTGCGTTGAGCAAGGTTGACGTAGGGGTTGATGTTGCTCATTGAGATGGTGTGCGGAACGTAGGTGAGCCGAGAAAGGATGCCGGCAACGGCTAGCTGGTGTAGCTGTTGGCGCGTGGATGGGTCTTGCAGGAAGGCTTTGATGTCGAGGCGCTTGATCATTCAGCTAGCTTGTCTGCAATGGACAGGCAACGCGGGCAACACTTGTTGGCAGGGCTGTGCCGGTGTTCGGCGGAGACCCATACTTCAGGATCTTTGACACCGCACAGTGTGAGACCCGTTTGGATGAAGTCATTGCGCAGGATGTGCGCAGGCGTATTGCGCAACTCATAAGCACGCCGCGCGGCTTTTTGTTGATGCCAGTTCATGTCTCCTCCGCGTCACAGATGCGGGCATCGACCCACTCCCAGTAGCCCAGGCGGGTGGAGTCTTCAACGACCTCGGCCTGCCATTCGGAGAGGCCGTACTCGGGGTGCTCGCCCCAGTGGCCGCCATTGGCAGCTTTGAGGGAGGCAATGTCGGGGTCAGTCATCAGTCATCACCGGCAGTAGCCGGGGCGATAGTGTCGCAGTAGCGAGGTAAGACATTGCAGTAATCTTCGGTCCAGACTTGAATTGCATCACTGCTCCATCCGTGCGGTAGTTGCACGGAGTACATGCCGATCTCATGTGAAAAGAGATTGCCGTTGTTGCGATGATCGTTAAATTGCTTTAAGCATTCCTGGTAGTCGTAGTACCAGTCATAGCCTCCAACGCCGTGCGGAGGGATTGGCTGGAACTCGCATACCCAGATAGTCTGCATAGTCATGGAACGGTTCATCGGTTATCACCGGCAGCAGCCGGGGCGAAAGTGCGGACCTTGATTGAGTCCCATTCCAGGGCTGCGCGATCAATCAGCTCGTAGACTTCGGACGGGTCAAGGTCCATGGAGAGCGCTACTACGTCAATAACACGTTGACGGTCGGGAAGCAGAAGTTCTAGCGCACCCGACCCTTCGATTTCAGCGATTAGACGAGGGAACTGAATAGCATTATTCGCCCAGTTGTCTTGAGTCATTGGTTGTCACCGGCAGCAGCCGGGGCGAAGGGGTAGAGGGCGAGACGTGTTCAGAACGATGAAGTGATCCTGACCACGGGTTCCATGTGCGCACCGGGGCTGGCCGAACAGTTCACCGTGAAGGCGAGCGAGGGGTACTTGTGCCTGAATGCAAGGAAGATCTTGGTCATTGCATTTTCCGCGTCGATGCGATCATGGATCAGCTCGGATAGCTTGGGGTCAAGGTTCATTGGTTGTCACCGGCAGCAGTCGGGGCGAGGTCGGGACGAATGGAGCGCAAGCGTTCCCAGTGTTCTGGCTTGAACCAGTTGGTTTCACCGCTTGTCGCCTTTTCGATCAGGCGCTGATCGAGGAGGTGCTGACGAACTTGATGAAGTTGCTTCAGAGCCTTGGCGGGTTGAGTGGTGCCCGCAAGGGAGAAGCCTGGGCGCCTTGCAGTGCGAACATCGGTTTCCAATACGGAGAGAAGCAGCAGGGCTTCTTCGCAGGCGTTCAAGGCACTGGCAACTCCCACCGATGGATAGCTGGATTTGTTGGCCTCGAGGAGGAGTGTCCCGTAGGCTTGCAAGAGCTTCTCTTCCACGGCCACCAACGAGGACTGTCGATATGAAGAGCGAACGTAAGACTCCCGGATTGAGGGAATAGCGTACTTCCGAAAGGCTTCTGAGCCGACATAGATTTTCATCAGGATTCACCGGCTTTCGCCGGGGCGAGGGGGAGCGTGGTGATTTGCGTGAAGCGCAGCTTCTTCGGCGGCACGATCACCGTGGGCTCGATCGTGGTTCTGGGGGTCCAGAACTCGTCGAAGGCGCGGGCCATGGCGGCGCGGTCCTGGGCGCCCCAGCCCGAGCGTCCTCCTTCGTGCCGGGGGTGCGCTCGCCAGCTGGGGGCGATGATGCTGGCTATCGCGTAGAAAAAATCAGGCGCGGACCACCAGAGCTCAGTGAGGTTGCATGTCATCAGCTCGCCGACGTAGCGGGTCATGGGCTGAAGCTCCGAGAGGCTGTAGACCTTGGTTGGCCTATCGGGATCCGTAGAGAACTCAACCAGGCCGTGAGGCTTCTCGCGCCTGTCCACGACCGCCAGGTGCATGTCAAAGTCGCGGCAGTCCTTGCGGGTGGTCTTAGCCAGAGGGACGTAGGCCGTGGAGAGGCCGGCCTCGTGGATGATGCGGGTGGCGACGATCTCCGGGGTGATGGAGTGGAAGTCGCTCAGCTCATGGTGCTCGAGCAGGGCGTCCTTGAGCTTGGTGGCGATGGTGTAGTCGATCATGAGGATTGAGAGAGGACGGGGTTGACAATGTCGACCCACTTGATCTGGTGAGCCTTGAGGCGGATGTAGCTGTTGAGCATCAGTCCTTTGCGGCCGAGGTCCTGGGTGACCTCGTACTGCCGGCCGACGTGGGACGCCTCGAAGTGATCGCCCAGGCGGATGGTGCTGCCGACCGCCGGGCGGACGCGTTTGCGGCTGACTGCCTGCTGCGCGTGGTGGTCACGCACGAAGTCCCGCCAGGTGCGCCGGCTGCCGCGATGGCCATCGACGGGGCACGATGGCGGCTCAGGAGCCCGGTCAAGCCAGCGCAGTGGGCAGTCGTAGTGGAAGGGGCCCATGGATTCGTCCATGTCCTTGTAGCCCCAGCAGCCGTTGTCGCGCTGCAGCAGGAATAGACCGATGAGGGGGTCCTGGTTCTTGGGCTTGATCAGGACCCAGAGCCTGTTGCCACGGACGGCGTGACCCATCAGGGCGAGGGTGCCGCCAGCAAAGAAGTTCCGGGTGAGGATTTCCTTGACGAAGGAGTCCTTGGATTGAGGGTGAGTGTTGTAGAGCCAGCCCATCAGGATTCACCGGCTGCCGCCGGGGCGAGGGTCAATGCGCTGGAGCCCTCAGGGCTGAGGATCACCGATGAGAAGGCCTTGCCCCCTTGGGACCAGAGAGTGACCTTGTAGCCGTCACCAAGCGGGGTGATGCTCAGGTCGCACTCGTGCTCAGAGGTGATCCATGTTTCGTAGCCCCGGGGCAGGAGCTTGGGAATGCTCATCAGGATTCACCGGCTGTTGCCGGGGAGGAAGGAAACTTTTGCGCATCGCCGCGGTCAACCCACACCTGCACTGTCACGTAGGCGCCGTCTTCGGCGCGCTCGACGGGCGCTTCGTCGACGATGCGTGTATAAAAGCCCCCGTGAAATTCGCGGGCGGCATCGATGTACTGCTGGTTCGATGGTTCCATTAGCTATCACCGGCTCCCGCCGGGGTACAAAGGGATCGGGTCTTCAGCCCGGTGTGCCGCTCAAAGGCGGCCAGCGCTTCCGGGGAGTTGCCGCCGATGTGCCAGGCGTAGTCCTCTGTTGGCGTGACGCACTGCTTCCAGTCGTACACCTCGAAGACCGTGCCGTTGTGGCAGCGGAAGCACCATTCAGCCGTGGTCTTGTCGCCCATGAGGACATGCGGTATGGCAAGCAGGGCGACCAAGACGGTGTAGTTCGTAGTGCAGTAGCCCTGCAGGCCGGTGCCGCCCGGATTGCCGCGGCCGAGCACGGCCAGCGGATGGAGGTTGGAGCTCATGGCCGGCGCAGGTAGACGGGACAGAGCTGTGAGACGCTGTCGACGAACTCAGCGGTATCGACAGTGGTGGTCGTGCCGCTGTAGTTGATCATTGGCGAGTTGCGATGCGGGGCCGCGTTCTCGGTGAGGGCCATCCGCAGAGCAGTGTCGAAGTCGAGCCCAAGCGAGCGGAGCCGGCAGTAGCGAGAAGCCGCGAGGTTGGGGTAGAACTGCGCCATGGCTGGCGGTGCCGCCAGTAGCGCAAGCACGAGGAGGAGCGGTTTCACGTAGCAGAAGAGAGCGGAGTGGAGGCGTAGCGAATGGCGGAGCGGAGCTTGGCGAGGCAGTGATCCCTGCTGCCCCGGGCCCAGAGCTCGTCAGCTGGGACGTAGGGACTGATGTCGGCGAGGATCCGATGAATGAAGTAGGTGCGCGGATGTGAAGCCTTGGCGCGCACCGTGAAGGAGTAGCGGGGAGCCTTCTCACCCCAGCGCTTGAAGGACAGCTGGTTGAGTTGCTCCACCGCTTGGGGAATCGTGAGCTGGGTCATGGCGTCAATCCGGGAGTGTTCCCTGTTCGAGGTCATCAATGCAGCGGCCGGTGGCCCGCACTGCGTTAGCGACGTGATCGAGGGTGTCGGAGTTCCACTCCTTGCCGTCGAGCAGGCTCTGGATGAGATCCATGGCGCGCTCGTCGCTGATGTAGCTGTAAGTGGACTTGGGCATGGGGAAAAGTCAGGAGAACTCACCAACGATGTAGTCGTAGGTGCCAGGGCCGTGGCCGATGCAGTGCCGTCCATCGACCTTGTGGCGCAAGAGGAAGTTAGGGCCGCGTTCGCTGTTGTTATGAAAATGAAAATGCTCTTCGTTCACATAGCGGCTAAAGGGGGATCCACTGCCAAATCTGTCCCAGGAAGCGTCTGGTCCTGAGCGGCCCCGCTTAGTGATACTGGACTCCATCTTCTCAATGGGGACGGTGTCGCCGTACTCGTCGCGGATGACAGCACCGGGCTGGTTCCAGTGCTTGCGCCAGTCGTCGAGGCTGTTGATCCCTTCCTCGGGGACGACATGAAGTGAGAAACACCAGCCTCTGCTGGACTTGCCGATATGCAGCGGCTCGAAGGGCCGCCCGCAGCATTCGCAGTCGGCTCGTGGATGCAAGTAGTAGTTGGTTCCCATGGGCGGTCAAGAAGGAAACGAAGGCAGATGTGTGCACTGCTGAGTGGGCACACTCAAAGCGCATAGATCAACTGGTCGTCGCCCAGGTACAGCTCGATCTCGCCCTGCTTGTGGCAGAGCTCGGTGAGCTTCTGGCCGAACTCCTTGTCCCAGTCGCCGTCCCAGAACCCGGCGCCGCAGCGGTTGCGGGTGAGGATCCAGTCGTGGGCCATGTAGGCCCGCTCGTCCCCCTGGGTGGGGTCGATCATGGTGAGGCGGTGCTCAACCGGATCGAAGCCGAGCTCAGAAGCCTGGATCCCGAAGGCGGCCCATTCAGCCCAGAGCTTGGCGCGCAGCTCCGGGCTGAGCTTGGCGTCGCCTTCGTTGGAGTAGAAGATGTCGTCAGGGGCAATCGAGACGAGAGCCGCAAGGGCGTGTTGGAAGGGGTCGTTGAGAGACATGGCGATGATGGTGTGAGACGCAGCACGCGAGCATGAGCAAGCCGAAGATCCTGAGCCGGCATGAGCTGGATGACGACCGCTGCATTGAGCAGCTGGAGGACGAGCGAGGCCGGACCTACTACCGGGCGTGCACGGATGGCGGCGCAATCTGCAGGTCTTGCGAGGACCTGTGGATGGCGCAGATGTACGCCGATCAGATGTGCCTCAAGCGGCAGCTGAAGCCGGAGTGAGCTGCGGCAGCAGGGCCTGCTCGGTGATGATGCGGGAGAAGATCTTGGCCTCGGCGTGCTCGTGCTGGGCGCTGCCGTCATCGCCGTAGTCGTGGGCCACCTCGTGGACGATGACGCGGATAGTGGCCTCGAGGCTGTCGAGGTTCTTGCGGGCGATGTTGATGCGGAAGGTCTCGGACTTCTGATCGAAGGAGTGGGTGCCGAGGATGTTGTCGTCGCGGAAGTCGACGACCCGCAGGCGCTGGGCAATGGGGGCGAGGCCCAGGGCTGCGGCCGAGGGCTCGATCAGGGAGAGTGCCAACTGCAGGTTGTGGAGCTCAAGCGGGTTGAGCTCGAGGCTGGTGTAGGTCTCAACCACGTCGCCGCGGCGCTCAGCGCGCAGCCTCTCCAGCGAGAGCTCAGAGTGCTCCCGGAAGAAGTTGCACACCTCGGGTGTGGTGATCAGGCCGATCTTGCCGAGATGACCGGCGTCGTTAACACCGGCGTGGTCTTTGACCGGGATGGTGTTGGAGCCATAGGCGTCACGCCAGGCCTGGGCGACGCGTTCCAGGTGCTGCTCTGGGCAGTGGCAAGTGCCGACGCCTTTGGCGTCTTCGCAGCCGGACTGCAGGTGAACCAGGAGCCGGGCCGGAGAGATACCATCTCGGCAGAGGGCGCTGATCCAGGCGTGGCCGATGTGGTAGTCGAAGTCGAAGGAGTTGACCATCCGCCGGTCGCGGTCGGTGCGGACGCCGCCGGTCAGGTTGTAGCCGGCGGCCAGGTTGTCTCGGGTCTCGACATGGATGCCTTTGACGTAGATGCGGCCGCACTGCTGCTCATCGGTGAGGATCAAGCCCTCCGAGGTGTCGATGGCCGCCAGCCCCTGTTGCAGGTCAATGAAGCGGAGCTGGAAGTCGGCCCACTCCTCGGGTGTGATCTCGATGCGGACCGAGAAGCATTGGTGCGTGCTAGGCGTGGAGCGCCGGCGGGTGCTGACGGTGAGGACTGGCTGCCCAGGGAATGCCTTGGACTCGGCCAGGGTGCAGTCCCAGTTCTCGTCGTGGTTGACGATCTGAAGCTTGCGGCCGGCGCGAACCAGGGCCAGGGCGCCCAGTTTCAGACCTTCTCCGAAGTGGCCGCGGGCGTCTGAGTCGTCAGCCTTGGAGGTGACGCCCATCAGCCAGACGGAGCGGTCGAGCTTGACGCCGAAGTTGGCGACGATGAGCATGCCGTCCGTCTGGTTGTAGTTGATGTGCATGGGGTGGCCTTTGTCGCGGGCATCCAGGGCGTTCTGGATGGCCTCGCGAACGCCCTCCCAGACGCCCCAGTCGGAGACGTACTGGTCGGAGATGGTGAGCTGGAATTTCATGGGGCGAGAGATGAGAGGACGAAGACGGAAAAGATCAGGCGGCGACGCGGTAGTTGCGTTCCTGCCTGCGGCGGAGGTAGTCATTGATTCGCAGGGCCCTGGCGGCCTTTCGCTGCGACTCGGCGTCTCCGGTCGTGGCCCCGTCGAGCCACTCCTGGATGGTCTCCATGGAGATCGATTCTTCGGCGATGCCGCGTTCGTCTTTGATTTGCCGGCAGGCGAAGAGGTGGTCGACGTAGCAGGCCAGGACGCAGCCGACCTGGTTGTGATCCCAGTCAGAGACGCGGGGCCAGGAGCAGAGGCTGTTTGGGTAGTGACTGATGAAGCCGCTGCGGCTGGTGAACCATTCGTTGATTTTGTCGTCGAGTCGCTTGCCGCGTACGACGCGAAGCATTGCCGTCAGGGACGAGCGATCGAGCTTGGCGAACAGTCTGTCGGTGGTGAAGTTGTATTCGCGAGGGGATTGCATTTCCTCGAAGTCGAGGGGGATGCCGATCACCTGAGCGAGAGCGTCGACATAGGCCTTGGCGTATTTGTTACGGACGTAGCCAAAGTTGACGTTCGAGTAGAACATCTCATAGAGATTTTCATTGAGGATTTCACCAGAGTCGTCGATGAACATTTGCTCTTCGGCAAAGTCGATGGCTTGGTCGTGAGAAGACTCGTAAAAGCCGGCGAATGGCACCAAGGCTGAGAAGCTGGTGCGCTTGCATTCACCGGCGCATGGGTCATTCATGGGGTGAGAGAGGAGAGGATGAAGGTCAGGAGGATTTGCTGCAAGCCTTATGGACGGAACCGATAGACACCTTGAAGGCGGCCGAAATTCGCCTGTAGGTTTCACCGGCTGCGCGCATGGCTCGCATCTGCTCGCGCATTTCTTCGGTGACCCGGAAGTGTGGGTGGCTGGAGCTACGGCGTGCGCCCTTGAGCAGCTTCTCTGGCTCCATTCCGGCGCGGTCGATATGGCGCCATGAGCGATTGGCGCAGATGTCGAATGCGCAGGTAATGGTGACGCCGAAGCGTCGGCCGATTTCTGCATAGGTCAACCCTTGTAGCCTGAGGCCAAGGATTTGAATGATTGCGTCATCGGACAAGACGGAATTGCCGTGTTCTTGCCCTTTGGGAGCAATGCTTCTTCCTGCCTTGATGCGGTCGTCGGTGTTCTCCTGGCAGGTGCCCAGGTAGAGGTGGCCCGGGTTGACGCACGAAGTGTTGTGGCACTTGTGTAGTACATGCAGGGATGTGTCGCTGATGGGCCCATTGCTGAGCTCCCAGCTGACGCGATGGGCTCTGGCCGGCCTGGACGCTCGGACTCCGATCGACCCATAGCCGCGGCGGTCCTTGCTGGCTGTCCAGATCCAGCAGGGAGTGTCGACGTACGGCCCGACGGGGCCGCACTTGTCGACTTTCTCCCAGAACCGCTCCTCGAGAGGTCGCTTTGCTGGCATGGGTCAGAGAGCTATGGCCAGCTCGCGGGCGCGCTGGATAACGCTTTTGCCGGTACCGAAGAGGGCCGAGTGAGTACGGCGTAGGCCGGCACCGGCTGTCTTGGTGGAAGACTCCACCTGGGTGACAGCGTTGAACGCAGCCCAGGCGGTATTGGCGACACCGGGAATGTCGTGGCCAAGGCCGTAGTTCCAGGCTTCCTTGAGTTGAGCCCAGCGGCGTGGCATGTCCTCCACCGACGCTGGACGGGTGTCACCGTCGGGGAGTTGAACCGGGGGCAGGGAGTAGACGCGCTCGAGGTAATGGCGGAAGCCGTCGTAAGTGACGGCCTTGGATTGCAGCATCTGCATCTCAGTGATGACAGTTGGCAGCTGCTGACGGCCCAGGTCGATCTGCCCGATGAGTGAGTCGATCTGGCCGATCTCGAAGGTGTTGTGACGGATCCGCATGTGCTTGTTGTTGCGGTCGGCGTCCGTCATGGCGAAGCCGAGTGTGTTCGCGCAGACAACTCTGACCGGGGTCAGCATGGCGCCGAGGGCGGTCTTGCCGTCGTGGCCGAGATAGCCAACGAAGTTGAGGTTGACGGTGTCGCCAGGCAGGACGTCTTTGGTGGCGCCGCGGATCTTGGCAGTGAAGGCCACCTTGGCGCCGCCGCGCAGGACGACGACGGTGTCCATGTCGACCTCCTCGCGCAGGGCAGAGGCGAAGTCGAGCAGGCGCTGGTTGGGGATGACCTGGTAGCCAGGGCTGGCGGTGCCGAGGATCTTGCGCTCATCGGGCCGCCAGATGGCAACGCGGTTCTCGCGCATGGAGATCAGCCGTTCCTCGAGGGCCTCCTGGATATGAGCGGTGCGCTCTTCAGGGGAGGAGAACTCGCGGTCGGCTGCCTGGGCGACAGCATCGAGCAGGTCCTGGGACTTGATGTCGCCGGCCCAGAGCTGCAGTTGGTCGACCGGGAAGAGGGCGCCGGCGCGGCGGAAGGCTTCCTCCGCGGGGAGCGTGCCTTCAAGGACGGTGCCGAGACCGTGCCAGGCGCGTTCGCCGTTGAGCATGACGCCGGAGGTGAATTCGTGAGCCATGGAGAAAAAGGGGTTGAGAGGACGGGGTTGGAAGGTGTTAAAGGTCAGCCGAGTTCGTCGCTGAAGCGCGCATAGAAGTGCTTCTCGAACTCGGCTTCTGAGATGCCGAGGGCGCCGAGCATGGCGTCGCTGACCAGCAAGCGGCGCAGGGCCTGCTTGCCGTCGTGACCCAGGTCTTTGATGGACTGGAGCCGTTCGCCGGTGAACGATGCCGTCATCGGCTTGAGCACGGTGTAGACCAGTTCCTGGCTGGCCAACAGCATGCGGATGTCGGCGTCGGCGCGGGTGGCGATTGCCAGGTCGAGCGGGTTGTTGATCTTGGCGTGCGGCTCGACTGTGGTCTTGATTCCGTGGACCACGGCATCAAGCAGGAAGCTGACCAGGTGGAGCAGCTGCGGCATGATCACGCCGCCGCCATCGAGCACGATCTGCTCGATGACGACGGTCAGATCCAGGAGGCCGCAGCTGGGATCGGAGACCGGCAGGGTGGGCAGGGTCGTGCTGCGCGGCGGCAGCCCGCCCTCCTTGCGGAGGTTGCGGATGCGCTCGAGCAGCTGGGACGGAGAGACGCTGTCGGGGATGTCACTCATGAGGTTCTGGAAGAGGCGGTTGCCCGAAGGCTCGCCGGAGGTGGTTGACGGCGATCTCCAGGTCGTCGATCGAGGGGCCGATAGCCGTGGCTCGCACCTCCGGCTGCTCGATCCCGTCGGAGTCGAGGGGTATAACCCGGAAGAACGTAGCCGAATGTCCGACTTTCGTCTGCAGCTTGACAGCCGTGTCTGGCATGTCAAGCGCGGCGAGGGCGCCGAGCAGGGAGCGGACAGACCAGGGGGTCTGCTGCTCCTGGGTGAACGGGTCGGTAGAGCCCCGGCAGGGCAGGCGCAGGACGACCGTGCTGTTGATCGGGGTCAGCAGCACCAGGTCGAGGTACGGTCGGGAGCCGTACTTAGATCCTTCGCCGTGGAAGGTGATGTCGGCGCCGACCGGGGCGCCGATGATGGCGGGACATTCGGGCCCGGGCTTGTCGGCGGTCTCGCCGTAGATGTAGAGGGTGCCGCTGGCGGAGATGCCGACGGTGGTGACGTCGGGCTCAGGTGTGGCGGGAACGACCCAGGCGGGGAGAGCCGGGTCGAGGGTTGCGAGATTGCTCATCGGAGACTGAAAGGAACGCAAGTGTGTGCACTGCTGAGAGTGCTCAACTCAGAGGCATGCCCTCTTCTCGCATCTGCCGAACCAGCCGGGTGACCAGGGCAGCGGCAAACGCGATGTCCGGCCGGATGCCATCGCCATCACCGGCTGCTATGAGCAGCAGATCGATGAGCTTGTGCACCTCGGCCGGGGCGAGAGAGAAGTGGAGGTTGGACTTGGTCGGAAAGGTGAAAGTGTCCACGTAGAAAGGAGGGGAGACTATACTCAGTAGGCAGTCATGCCCTTGACGTCGTCTTCGCTCAGCTCAATTCCGACCTGGCGGAAGTACGGAATTGAAGCAATCGCGCAGAGTTTTTGAGCAACATCAGCGCGTCTTGCTTCGCCAACAGATGATGAAATCAGGGCGTATTGCAGCAGGAAGCTGCGGCTTACCTCAAGGTTGATCTTGAGGAAGGCAGCTGGGAGCTGAGCTCCCCTAATGGCCTGCTCCTGGGCTTGGCGCCGGCGGACCGCCGAGGGACGGACGCCGCCAGAGGCGACAAGCTCGCCCTGCTGCTCGGGGCCGATGCTGGGCGGGGAGGCAGGGAGACGATCAGGGTCTCCCCACCCGGACTCAGGATCAAGAGGGAGCGAAGGCTCAGGTAGCTCCTGAGGCTCAGGCTCGTCCACGCCGAAGTCCAGAGTGAGGACAGAGGCCTTGAGGACTTCGTCGTAGATGACGCAGCTGTCGTCAAAGGCGAATCCTTTCTTGACGATGTCGCTGATGCTGGGCGGGAAGATGACGGTGCACTCGCCACCAGCTGCTGTCTGCTTGCTGTAGTAGGCGTAGTGCCAGCCCCCGTGGCGGAGGCTGGGCTTGGGGTCAGAGGTGATGTGGCGGACTGCCATGTTGAGATGGAGAGACAGAGAGGAGACGACTGGAGCCAGCCCCGCACCTGCTGCCCCTGGTCGCCAGGGAGGAGCAGCGCGTCGCTGATGCGGGGCATGGAGGGATCGCACAACTGGTTGAGTGCGAGGCGGCCGCGGCCGGACAGGGGCGACAGGAGGGCCTGCCCGGCCGGCGTTGTGACGTGAAGGAGGTCAGGCCGCGGGGCCTGGCCGCTCACTTGATGGACCAGTTGGTGCGCTTGTCGAGGCGGGCGCCGGCGACGGGGTCACCGGCTTTGAGCTGGGCCTTGATGGCGGCCTTGTCGGGCACGCCGCTGCAGGCCAGCTCGTACTCGGAGGGGGCGATCTCATAGAGGTCGCGCAGGGTTTCGGTGATCACGGCGGTGATCTGGTCAGCGGCCTCGGCGTGGCCGGGCTGCAGCTTGAGCTTCACCTCGAAGCGCTTGAGGGAGTCGGGCACCAGCTCGGGGTCGACCTCGACGGCCTCGCTGGGGCGGGAGGCGACGGTGAACTCGGGCAGAGGAAAATTCTTCTGCCCGGGGTTGAGGGCGGTGAGGCAGCGGGTGAGGTAGTCGAGCAGGCGCTCGGCGGCGCGCTCTTCAGCGGCGGCCTTCTCGATGCGGTCGGCTGCCACCTGGCGGAGGTGGGCCGCCTTGGCGAGCAGGGACTCGTGCACATGGCAGATGGCGTTCGCCTTGCGGTGCAAGACCGCCTGGTTGTCGGCGGCCTTCTCGAGGAGCTCAGTGATCAGGGCCTGGGCCTGCTCCTGCTGCTCGGGGTCATCGGAGTTGGCGAGGTCCAGGGCTAGGGCCAGCTGTCCGTCGACTTCCTGGACCTCGAGGGTGAGTTCGTACAAGGAGGTCTTGGGCTTGGAGGGGGTCAGGGTCATGGAGGGAGCGATGGATTTGCTGGATGTAGGAATCGGCCAGGTCCACCAAGGCCTCGATCCGGGCCAAGGCGTCGTGCTCGTAGAGCGGTGAACTTGGACGGATGTCGGCCCGCGCCCGCTTGGCTGCCTGGTGGGCAGCGTTGCGCAGGCGGTAAAGCGGGCCGGCCGGGGCGGACCTGGAGATGCTTGGCATGGGAGTGGAGCCCCGGCACGTAGATGCGTGCCAGGGCAACCAGTATCACGCAGCCACGGGCTCCGGCTTGGCGCCGTTGCTGCTGACCACGGGAATCGCAGCGGCAGCCTTGGCTGCCTTGGCGGCCTCCCGCAGGGCCTGCTTGCGCAGGTGGGCGGCGTAGATGGACTCGGCGGAGAGGCTGTGCACCTCGCCGTCGACGCCGGCGAAGGTCTTGCCGTGGAAGATCTCGCCGCCGGGGGCGATGTACTGGTCGGTGGGGTCCTCCTCGCCGAGGATCTCGAGCAGGTGCTCGGATTTGAAGCTGGTCCGCAGCGTGGTTTCCCGCTGGGCCTGGCCGGCCTTGCGGGCGGTGATCAGGCCAACCTCGAAGGTGGACCAGTTCTGACCGGAGAAGAAGCGGAGCTCGAGGGGACCGAGTGAGAGTTGCATGAGAGTGGAGACAGAGAGGGTGAACAGTGGGCCTCTCAACAGGCGATGTGCACTGCTGAGAGGCCTCAATCAACAGACCTAGAATCCAGAAATCGAGACAGGGCAACCATGCTGCGGCAGTTCCGGGACAACTTCATGAGCGCGGCACGGGGCGGCGAGCAGTGGGTGGCTGCGGAAGCCGCCAAGCGAGCGGCCGCGGACAAGGCTGCTGGCATGGCAGCCAGCCAGGAGTACATGATGAGCAGGCCGGCCGAGACGGTGGCCGGACGAGTTGCCAGCCAGTTCGGCAAAGGCGAGAAGTGGCGGGATCAGATGGTGAGGAACCTGAGCGATCCGGGCAGAAGGTCCAGGATTGCGGCTGCTCTTGCCCCGCAGCTCAATCGGGGGCCCTTCCAGTTGACGAAACGCGGGTTTGGGGAGGCCATGAACCAGGGGATCGCCGAGAACAAGTACATCCGCCGGGGGCTGCTGCCGACCGCGATTGGCGGTGGCGGCCTGATGGCCGGCGCTGCTGTGACGACTGGCGCTCAGAACCTGATGGCTCTGATGCAGTACATGCAGGCCGGCGATCAGCAGCAGGAGCGGGTGGAACAGAGCCCGCTGGCCTGAGCGGATGGATAGCCGCTTCGCGGGCGATGAGGTGTCCCTGGGCCTCCTGATGGAGGAGGAGCTGATTCGTGCTGCGCAGTTGGAGATGATCGCGCTGTTCACGCTCCAGCAGGAGCAGGAGCGGATGCGCGAGATCATGCGTCTGCGCAGCGACAAGCTGACAGGGACGTCGGCTGCGGGGTTAATGCGTGGGGCGTGGGTGAGTGGGGCAGAGGGAGTGGAGGGCTATGCCTAAAAGGCGTCATAGGCGGAGGGGATTGGGTTGTCGCAGTGAGAGCACCGCAGGGTGGCGTCCTCCCAGTTGATGGTGGCTGCCACCACGCACCAGCCGTCGGTGCCGGTGGTGGTGGCAATGAGCTTGCGTTCGCTCTTGCAGCAGTCGCTGCAGAGCGGCTGGCCGTCGTTGGTGATGGCGTACCTGGGATAGAGCCCAGGGAAGCTGATCGGCTCGCGGACCAGGGAGTCCGCCAGCCGGAGGGAGCGGGATTGAGTGGTCATACCTCTTGCTGGGCGATGGATGCCAGCCAGGGGATGACGTCGAGCTTGCTGTCGTAGAAGTGGTTTGCGGCCTCCGTGCCGAGAAGCAGGAGCCCGGCGAGGTGGGAACCATGCAGCTTCTCGAGGATCTCGCCTACAGGTCCCGCCTGTTGGATCGCCCATCCTGCGAGGCAGTGGGTGGTTCCGCATTTGCTGTGCCAGTTGGTCATGTCCAGGTGGTCAGGCTGATCCAGGACCTGCTGGGCGACTGCCTTGAGTCGCTCCTGTGAGTCGGAGGCGATAGGCAGTCCTACGGCGCCGTTCAGGTAGGCGTCGCGCAGGTCGGCGCCGCGCAGGTTGGCGCCGCGCAGGTTGGCGCCGCGCAGGTAGGCGCCGCGCAGGTTGGCGCCGCTCAGGTTGGCGTCGCTCAGGTCGGCGCCGTTCAGGTAGGCGTCGCGCAGGTCGGCGCCGCGCAGGTTGGCGCCGCGCAGGTTGGCGCGCTTGCCGTCGGGATGGTTCCTCAGCCAGAGGGCGTGAAGGCGCAGGGTTTCAGGAAGATCGACTGGCATGACAAGAGGGGTGGGTGGGGTGGTCAGAGGGCACCGGCCTCCAGGGCAGCGAGCAGCTCGCGCTCCTGGTCGTCGGCGATCGCCGTCAGGACGGCGACCTGTGATGGGGTGAGGTCTCGCTCCCGGGTGGTGACGAAGGTCGTACCCGGGAACAGGGGGCGCAGCTGCTGCACCAGGCGCTCCACCTGGCGGGCGGAGGCCCGGACGCAGATGCCCGGGTCTGCCGGAGATTGGTAGATGTCGAGGAACATCAGGAGTGAGCGAGAGGACGGTTGGCGGCCATCTCGAGGAGGACGGCCTTGGGGAGATTGCGGCGGGTGCCGACGATCTCCTGGAGCTGCCGACGCGTGAGCGCCGAAAGGTCTTCCGCGGAGACGGAGAGTTCGCCTGCTGTGGCAGGCGGGGGGAGAGGTGGACCAGCCGCCGGCGTGAGCAGCCGGGGCTGGGGAGTGGTCTTGGGAGCGAGGATGAGTTCCCTGGCGATGAAGATCGCCACGGGGGTGAGCCTGCGGGCGACAGCCAGGGTGACGGCTGCTGCCCACAGGCAGGCTGTGACAAGGAGGCGCATCAGCGTCGGCAGGGGGGACGGAGGACGGACCAGGCAGCGCACTGGGGCACCGGATTGCCGGATGCCCTGGCTGCCAGGTCCTTGATGTCGTTGCCGGTAGCCGGGACAAGGAAGCCGGCGGCAACGAGGATCACCAGCAGCTGGGCTGTGGTGATGGTGCGTTGGATGGTTTGCATGAGAGGAAGCCCCACCCGGGCGGGCGGGGCAGAGAGGACGGACGGAGATGGAGCGCGACTCAGAAGGGCACTTCTTCGTCAGTGGGCTCGCCGTAGCCGGCGGCAACCGGGGCGCTTGCCGCAGCTTGCACCGGCTGGGCCGGGGCGTCAAGCCGCGGCAGGGGCTCGAAGGTGCTGAGCACCCACTCGGAGCGGCGCTCGTTGCTGCCGGGTTTGGGAGCGATCGGGCGCTCGTAGGCGCCGATACGGGCCAGGCGCACGTCGCTGCCGCTGTCGTAGTGGTCACGCACGCGCTCGGCGAGTTCGCCGATCACGGTGAACCACTTGCGGGCGCCGTAGACGCGCTGGCCGGTCTTGCGGTCCAGGGAGCTGTACTGGGTGGCGAGGTTCATGATAAGCGTCTCGCCGTCGCGGCTCCAGCGCATGGTCTCGTTCTCGAACGAGGGGCAGTCGCGCTGGATCCAGACGACTTGCTCGAGCTGGTCGCGCCGCTGGGGTTCCTGGGCCTCGGTGGCCTGGGCTTCGAGCTGCTGCTCCAGGTCGTTGTTGCGACCCTGGGCGACAGCCAGGGCTGCCTGCAGCTCGGCGACGCGGGCTTCCAGCTGGGGCTTGGTGATGGTGGGCATTGAGAGGACCCGGTGGTGTTCCGGGGTGAGAAGGACGTTGAGCCGCACAACAGGGCGTGTGCACTGCTGAGCGAGCTCACGAAGAAAAGCCCCACCCCAGGGATCCGGGGCGGGGCTAGAGGTGGGTGCCAGATGTGGTACTAGGCCGCGATGGCCTCCAGCTGACGCCGGAGATCGCGGATGAGGGGCCGGTTGGCGCCAATGATGGCGGTGGCCTGGCTGAGGCAGGCCTGGTCGACCGGGCTGATGCCGCGGCCGTCCTGGAGGTGCTCCAGGGCCTCGAGGACCCCGGAGCGAACGAGCTCCAGGGAGTAGTTGATCTGGCCGCTGAGAACACGGCCGTCTGAGGCGGTGCGCACGTTGGCGCGGGCCAGCAGGCGGAGCTGCTGGGACATGTCGTAGATGGCAGTTTCGCTCATCGGAGACAGGGGCGCTGAGCGCCCGGTGAGAGGACGGAGCCGTAGGCAGGTGCTGTGCACTGCTGAGATGGCTCACTGAAAAAGCCCCACCCCAGGGATCCGGGGCGGGGCGGGAAGGGGGTGCCAGATGTGGCACTAATTGAGTGAGCGGATCAGGTGAAAGCGCGGTCGCCTCAGGCAGAGCCGAAAGCCGTCGCTGAGGTCAAGGCCGCAGCCACCCTCTCGCCAGGCGAGGTGTCGAGAGGGATCGTGAATCAGGCCGTAGAGGCCAATGAGTTCAAAGGACGAGCAGCACGAGTTGACCCACCAGAAGGGGCCAATGCGGCCACAAGTGGAATCAATGTTGATCATGAGGGAAGATCAGGAGACTGGATAAAGGGGTGCCAGATGTGGCACTAGCCGTAGCGGGGATCGTCGATCGATCCGTGGCAGACGGGGCAGTCGGTCACGGGAATGAACCGGCCGTTGGCGTAGGTGGTCTTGCCAGGGATGACACTGCCGTCCCTGTCGTAGCAGGAGTCGATGGTCGGGAAGTTGAGCTTCTCCGCATCGAACACGGTACCGCAGTGGTCGCAGGAGATCAGGTGCATGGCGGGATGGAAAGTGGTGCTTCGTGGAGCTCGTAGAAAGGATCGTCGGCGCTGATGGAGAGGATCAGGCGGCCGAGATACCAATAGGTTGCGAGACTGTCGACGAATTCTTGACGACGGGCCTGGAGCTTGAACTCGGCCAGCGTGAGACCCCCTGCTGCTGCAGGGAAGTCACGCTCGAAGAACTCGAGGGCGTCGGGTGCGCAGTCGTCTTGACTGAGAAGTAGTTGAGAGCCGAGGGGGATGGGCATGGCGCTGATTAGCAGGGGATTGCGGACTCGAGCCGCTCATTGATCTGGCGGTCGAGGTCCAGCGCGAGGGCTTGTGCCTCCTCGTGGGCCTGGCGATCGCCGGCCTCGAGGTTGGCATGGGCGAGCCGGCGGGCAAGGGCCAGCTCGGAGAACATGGTGTGGAGATCCACGGGACAAGAGCCCGGCTGCCGCCGGGGAGAGAGGACGGGGAAGGGGGTGCCAGATGTGGCACTAGTGCTCACCGGTGGATGAGCGGGTAGAGGGGGTCGAAGAACAGACCCCAGTCGCCGTGGGCCATGCCCAGGCGGATGGTGAAGCCGAGCAGGCAGCAGCCCGCCAGGTAGACGGCGGGGCGGCGCTCGGCGAAGGAGACGATGCTGCGCATCGGAGTAGCCCGGCTGCCGCCGGGGCGAAGGGTCGTGTGAGCCGGAGTCAGGTGCTGTGCACTGCTGAGGAGGCTCACGAGAAGAGCCCCGCACGGATCGCTCCGGCGGGGCGTGAAGAGAGAGGTCAGATCTTGGTGACGGTTCCGTTGGAGAACCGGTATCGGGTCATCTCGGCGTTGCGGGCATAGCCGCGCGCTTCGAACTCGTGCCCGTCAGTCATGACGAGTTGGACAGATGCGGCAGTGCCGCGCCGGTTGACCTGAATCTCTTCCCTGGCGGGAGGGAATCCAGGTAGCCGGCGGTAATGGGTGCGATGGGGTTGGCCGGTGCCGCACTTGCCGACGGCGGAGCCCACCTTGAAGACAAGGCGGTTGCCGATGAGGTAGCAGATCTCACCGGCGACGCGGACTTCCTGCGCACCGGCAGGGATGCTGATAGCGGGCACCCCCGAGACCTGGAAGGTGCGGGGAGTGGAGATTGTGATAGCCATGAATCGAAGCAGCGCGCGTGCACTGCTGAGGAGGTTCATACGTGGATGATGTACTGTGGATTGATCTCAATCGCAAGCGATAGCGAGTGATCAAACCGCACGCCCCCGCTGACGCGAACGCGAGGAGTGTAGGGCGTTATGCGTCGCGTGGATATGAGGCGTGATGCTATTGATGTTAGGGGTGAGAGCGGTTGCGGCGCAGGGGTTGTGGCTTGTGTGCGCGTATGCTGCGCGTGAGGGTAGGGTATAAGGAACTAGGGGAAAGATAGGGGTTGTAGCGCGGGATTATATCGCGATGAATAGGGGCGCGTGTCGCGGATCATCGCGAACAATCGCGTGGTGTTGAGGAGTGAGTGCGCTTGAGCGGCGGCCGCGGCCGATGATCATCGGCTGTTGAGCAGCTGCTGCTGCAGCGTCGCTGATGTTGCGCGCGTGATTACACTCGCTGCGCTCGTGATTACGCGCGCTGCGCGTGTCGCTGCTGCTGCTTCTGCTCGCGTGTTAAACAATCGTCGCTGAAGATTGCTGCTGCTCTCGCTTGCTGCTATCGCATCTCGCGCTCGCTTCGCTCTTACATCGCGGCGCATCCCCTTCAGTCTCCAATTCTTTTTTTGTTTGCCCGCCTTCCAAGCGCGTAGGGGGTATTTGACGACTGCCGCGCGCCGCAAAAAATTTTGCCGGTTGTATAGGGGCTGTTTGCTTCGGATCTTTGATTCATGGGGCGAAAGCGCCCATCCGCGTGCATGAAAGCCCTGGAAATCGGCGCCGATAGACTGATCTGACAGCAAAACCAGCGCGGGTTCGGCCTCGCCACGCAAATGTTCGAGCAAATTGGCGGCATGAGGCCCTGGCCGGCGGCGCAATCGCGGCGCAACATGCGCGGGCCGCGGCCAATGGGCCCGGCTGGGCTCGGGATGCCCCAGGAAAACGGCCCAACGCTGCTGTTTCCGCGGCGGCCAGAACCTGCGGCAGTGGCGGATCCCTTCGGATTGAGGGTCATGACCGGCCCGGCGTACGGCGAGGCCCCGTACGGAGTGCGGCCGCGGGACGGTTACACCTTCGAGCTCGCCGGAACCGTTGACGATGGGCGGCTGCGGACCATTCCGGTCGCGCCAGATGGCGCCTACAGCACCAATTACGCCCTGGTCGCGCCCACCGGCCCGCGTTCGGCGGCCTTTTCGCCCTCTGTGTCGGTCGAGGACACGGGCAGGGTGCGGGATGACACGGCAAGACAGCTCGCGCTGCCCGGTTTTAACCTCCCGGTCGAGGATTCAGTGACCGGCTGGGGGCAGCGGCCCCCTGGATCGGGCGATCGGCGGCCCCAGAGGCCCTCGAACGCCTCGAAAAGCCAGTCCCTGCCCAACCTGATCGCAGGATTGACCGACGAAATCGAAATCTCGCCGGCTGAGGGCTACGGCGGGAACGTCCGCTACACCCTGACGCGCGATGACCTCCTGCGCGGGGCATCAACACCGGAGGAGGTAGAGCAGCGGCTGCGTGTGTGGAGTGGATTTGCCAGGGCAAACCCCGGCAATCGCGTGCCGCGCAGCATCGAACAGGCAGAAGCTCCTCGCCAGCCAGGTGTGCTGAACCGGCAGACCGGTCTACCGGACGATCGTCCCGTCTACCTGCGCGGCGGCTCCCTGGCCGACCAGATCGAAGCCGGTGTCCTGAATACCGACAGGGGCGGAACCCGCTCGATCGATGCCTCCGGCGAGCGAACCCTGCAGAAAGGGTCCGCCGAGCTGTACCCCTCCGGTACGGTTCCCGTCGTCATGGCGGGCCCCGGCGGCCGCCTCTCGGTCCAGGAGTTCGATCCCACGCGCCTGGTGGAAACCTGGGATGTGGACCCCGACAACACCGCTGCGTTCCTGCGCACCAAGGACGCCAATGTCGGTGACGTCGTTCAACGGGTTCTCCAGGAGGCTCAGACCCCGGTTGTGCGTGGAAGCGAGCTCCTTCGCCGCGGATTCACGCCGCTTGAGCAGCCCGATGGCACCCTGGTTGGCAACCTGAGCGACGGCACCCCGGTCTACGCCCCCGTCGACCGTGAGACGGGTAGTCCCATCACCGGCGCCAGCGGCGAGCAGCTGTTCCGCCTGGGCTCGCCGACGAGTCGCAACGCCGACGACATCCGCGCCGGCGTGGCACCTGTGATTGGCGGGAGCTTCCAGATGGTGCCGGACACAGGCACTTCAGTTGGCGCCGGCGGCCTTGAGGCGGGGCTGCGGCGTGGCTTCACGTTCTCCCCAGGTCGCGCCGAGGGCGGCGATCTGCCGCTGTTCAACATCACCACCCCGGAACAGGCCAAGGCCTACGTGCGGTCGATCGTCAGCCAGTCCGGTGATCACCCCCTGGTGACCAGTCTCTACGCGATGGACTCGACCGGGCGCCCCGTGCAGCTCCTGCAGCCCGCAATCGGCGCCGACGGGCTGGCCACGGGGCACTTCAACCCAGTGCGCAGCCAGTGGATCGGCCCGGCAGCCTTGATGCCCGGTGACTCTGAAGCCGCAATCGCCGCTCGCAAGGGCGCCGAGAAGTGGGGTGCTCGGCCGGCGCAGTACGGCGGTGGTGGACTGAGCCGGGAAGACGTCTCCCTGGTTGGCCTGGCTTCAAACCTGCAGAAGGGCGCCTTCATGCAAGAGCCAGCAACGGTCGGGAATCCACTGGCGCGCATGATCGCCTCCGGGCAGCTCCCCGTGGAAACCCTTGAGGACCCACGCCTGGCGTCGCTGTTCGCTCCCGGCAGTCAGGCCAGGATTCGACTCAACCAGGACGTGATTGCCGCCGGCGGAAGCGCGCCATTCACCGACGGACTGATGCCTGTCGTGGTAGGGCAGACCTCTCCTGGAGTGAGCCCATTCCAGGCGTTCACGGCCACCCCGCTGCCGCCCCGGGAGACCGCGCCCGTCCAGCGAGAGCTGGCCATCCCGACCCCAGGCGGCTCCACGCTTCAGCGTGCGATGGCGCAGTCCCTGTTTGGACCGCCCAGTGAAGCCCGGAGCCAGTCATCGGGGCGTCGGGCCCCACTGCCGGTCGCCTCTGAGCCTGCGCCTCAGCCGGCGCCCGGGGAATACGTGGTCGACGCTGACGGACAGATGCGCATGACCACTGGCCCGCTACCCGATCGCTTCAGCCCGGACCCGGCCGATGCGGTCGCGGCGTACATGGCGGGCCAGGCGAGAGAGCAATGGCCGAGCGGCGTCCGCTGGACACAGGCGCGACCGCTGGAGGGAACCTGGAATGAAGGGCAGCCGTTCCCCGTGTTCCGTGGCGGAAACTCCGCACGGGGAAGAGCGGCGGCGTCTCAGCAGAACGAGTACATCCAGCCCGGGCTGCTGCCCCGCATCGGGGAATACGTGCGTCGATCCCTGGCGGACGTCAAGCTTCCGGTCGGGCGCGCTGCGGGTCCATACGCCAGGGCCCCTTACTACGGCGTCGACCTGGATCCCTATCAGCAGGCGGCCACCGCTCGCGGCGCTGCGCGCGGCTTTGACTACGGGGCCATGGCTGCGGCCCTGGGTGATGGCACCTCTCGCGCCGTTGCGCCGGTTCGTCGCACGGAGCCTTGGCGTCCCGATCCAACCGCCCCCGGCAGTCAGCAGCTGGTGCGTCGCATGGGCGACGTCATGACTGGCGCTCCGGTTGTGCCAGATGCGAATGTCGGCAGCCCTGAGCACGAGCGCGCGATGCGTCAGCTGGCGATGCGATTGCGCAATCGGGCACAGAGCCAGACCCTGGGCCCCGTTGACTGGAGGGCCGAGCTGTCTTCACCTGTGCAAGGGCTTCTTTGAGCGCCCCTAGGATAGATCTCAGCGCCTGAGGGGTTCGTTGGCTATTCGATTCGCCGGTGACAGCTTGAGAGCGGCGCTGAATGCGGGCGAGCAGCAGCGCGAAAAGATGAGCGACACGGGCCCGACCCTGACCGCAGAAGGTGTTGCCAATCGCGGTGCCGCCAAGGCGTTTGATCAAACCGGCGCCAATATGGGTGGTTTTGCTCAAGACGCCAACGACCCAGCTGCTCGCAAATACTTCGAGCAGTTTGCTAACGGCTTGATGAACTTCAATACGAGCTTCGGCTGACCAATGATCCGTTTCGCTGGCCTCGCACTCAAGCCCCTGCTGGCCAAGGCGGCCCGCGTGGCCCTGCCGCAGACCGGCCGTGGCTGGGCGATGGACGTCGTGCCGAACACGTTCTTCGCGGGGTTGTCGGCACTCTCGCTGCCAGAGGGGACTGACGCGGGGACCCGGGCCGGCGCGTTCGCAGAAGACATGGCAACTAGCCTGCCGCTCTCCTGGATGGGCCGAGCCGGCGGCTACGGCATGGCGCGTGGCATCGGCAGGATGCGCAACCGTCCTCTGTCGCAGGACAGCCTGGACATGGTCCAGGGCCTGTCTGGCGCGGGCCTTGAGACGGTCGCCTGGGGCAGCGGCCTGGTGCCGCGGCCGTTCGCTCAGGGCGCCTGGGATCGCTACAACGAGCAGATGCAGCTGGAGCAGATGCAGTATCAGGCCATGCGTGATCGGGAGATCCGCGACCAGACCCTGCAGGAGCTCGGCGGCGCCGGCATGCTGATCGCTCCCTTCCAGCAGCAGCTGGCTGGCTCAGGCCTGTTTGGGGGCTACGGCTGATGGCCCTCCCCCGGACCGGCCTGGGCCTGAGGGACATCTTCACGCGGTCCTACATGGCGGACCCCGATTGGAGGTCCACCGGCAAGACTTCCACGCCGGCCGGTTGGCTGTTCCGCAGCTCGCCGATCATCAATGCTGTCTCTCAGGTCGCCCCTCGATGGATGGGCGGCCTGGGCGGTAAGCGGATGAGCGATTTCGATCTCGCCAGGCAGCAGGACCCGAAGCTCCGGCAGAGCACCCTGAGGGTCGGGGACTATCCCGAGCTCGATGGCGTGCAGGGGCTGCGCAGCGGAACCCTGCCCGACCTGACCAGACGAGGCGCGCAGTTCGCGGGCGCCGCCGCCAAGGACCTGACGACCCAGGGATTGCAGAACATCTGGTGGTTCCTGAACGCCTATGAAGCGGCCTCGATGATGGCCGGACGTCAGGGCTACCACGGGGCACTGGGTTCCCGCCTGCTGCCGTGGGAGAAAGAGATCACCGGTGGACCCAAGGGTGCGCCCTTCTCGAGGTCTGCATTGCGCTTCGCGTCGGTGTTCCCCTTGGCCGTCGGAGCGGGCGTGGCCACCGGGACGCTCATCCGGCAGCCTGGGTACGAGGCCGTGCTGCCATCCAGTGAGGATCGACGGGAGACCGAGAATCCGCTCTCCGAGACCGTCATGCGCGCCGTGGGCCGCTCGGGCAAGCTGCTGCCCTACGACGAATTCGTCAAAGAGAGGCCGGATGTCTCCAGGGGGGACTACGAGGCGTACAAGGCCTTCCTGTTCGGCGACAAGTCACTGATCAAGGCGACTGCCGACGGGATCCACGGGCCGGAGATCAACTTCGTCGGTAAGTCCGTCCCGCTGCTGACTGGCGTTCTCCCGGTCCTGGGCGGGATCGCCGCCGGCAGAGCGGGCCTGCGCTTTGCCGGAAAGAGGCTCGCCGCGGCCCCGGGAGGGAATCGCTTCGGGCAACTCACGGCTCTGGAGAAGAGGGTTAGGCAGCTGGACGCGGACCTGACCGTCGCGAAGCAGGGCTACGGCAAGCGCACGGTCGCAGAGGTTGAGAGAGACAGGGCCGAGGCGGTCGGGCAGCACGCCGCGAAGCTCAATGAAGTCGAGGGTGCCCTCCTGACTGGCGCCCTGGCCGGCTCGGCGTCCGGCCTGACCGTGACCGCGGCCGCGGCCAACCTGCTGGAGCAGATGCGCCGGGCTGCAGCTGCAGAGGAGTCCAGGCGCAAGGCCGCCGAGGGTCAGCTGGCGGCTGTAGAGACACAGCAAGCGCTGCCGATCTAGACTCGAGCGCATCGACCTGCTCCAAGGGTTTCGTGTACGGCGACAGTGAGGACTTTCGCGATCCCCTGGGGTCTGCCGGCGCGCCCGCCATGGCGAGGTCGTCTCGGTTCACCGATCTCTACAGGCGCCAGCAAGAGACACAGCTGGGCTTGATCTCCGAGATCGGCAAGCAGAAGGCGAACGCGGCCGGAGCTGCCTACACCGGCGAGGCCCCTGCCGCGAGCCGCGAAGACCCGCTGCGGCAGAGCCTGCTGCAGGGCGTGGGCGCTCTGGCGAGGACAGGCGCCGCCGGCCTGGTCGGGGGTCTCTTCAATCGCGGATCCAGTTCGATCTCTCCATTGAGGCCTGGGATGACGACAGATGACGCCATCTTGCGGGCTCAGTCGGCCGGGGTTCTCGGCAGCCTCGGAGTGGGTGCAACATCCGATGACGCCATCCTGGCCGGGCAGGCCGCCGGGGTCTTCGGGCCTTACCGCTGAATCACCACCGACGATGCCAGGAGAGCCATGGCCCTAGATCCATTCGCCAGCCGGAACAGTGATCTGTACGCAAGGAGTCTGTTCAGTGACCGGACTCAGGAGCAGTCTGACCAGGTGGGGCAGATGGCGCGAGAGGCGGTCGCGAATCAGGGGTACGTGATGACCAGGCAGGAGCAAGCGGCCGCGAGGGCCCGCCTGGCCAGGGCGGGCGGGGCTGCTGCCGGGGGATCGAGCTTTGGCATGGATCTCCTCAAAACCGGCGCAGGCGCCGCGGTCGGCGCAGGTGTTAGCGCGGCGGCCACGGCCGCCTTCCCCGCGATAGCCGCAGCCATATGAGCCTGGATCGCCTGGACGTCTTGGTGCTCTCAGCGCGCCGACTGATCGCGCGTGCTCGCGCCTGCTGCCCCTCGGGAGTGGTCTTTTGGTCTGGCGGCAAGGACTCGATGGTCCTGCTGCACCTGCTGCGAAGCGAAGGCCTTGATCTCCCGGTTGCCTTCTTCCGGGAGCCATGGCAGCCCCGGAAATACGCCTTCCATGATCAGCTGATCCGGGACTGGAATCTGCATGTTCTCTCCTGGCATCCCAGTGATGTCGCCTTTCAGCAGACCGGAGACGAGATCGAGCTGCAGAACATCTACGCAATCGACACGTTCACGATCACCTGCCCGACTGGCATCGTCCTGCCGGAGGACGACCTGCCCTGGGCGTGCGCCATTGAGATGGCGCGCCGGCCGACGCAGGTGAGATTGGAGCTTCGCGGTCCCGTTCAATCGGCCTGGATCGGCCACAAGAGCTGCGACACCGACGCCGTACTCGGAGGAGAGGCCGGCAGCCGGATTGGCGTGAAGCAGGGGGAGAACGGAACCACGGTGTTCTTCCCGCTCAAGGACTGGACCCACGAGGACGTCTGGGAGTACATCGAGCGCTTCGAGGTTCCCTACGACAAAGCCCGCTATGAAAAGGTTGACGGCACCTGGCGAGAGCGTCCCGATCGGCGGCATAACGCGGACTACGTGCATGCGTGCACGGCTTGCGTTGACTCACGGCCCGACGCTCCGAGATTCGTGCACTGTCCCCTGTACGGAGTCACGACTGAGAACTGCTCGGGCGCCCTCCCCTGGACTGAGCCGCGCAAGCTCAGCTACATGGAAGGTGCAGCAATCGAACCCTCCTAGAATCCAGTGATCACAGGCGAGCGTCATGGTTGCCCCAAGTCGGTTCCGGTACAACCGTGGCGTCACGTCCACCCCGGGCGCTCTGCAGACTGCTGCTGGCCCCGGCTTCCGTGATCGCATGACTGCCATGGCCGGCAACCCGGGCCTGCGTGCCCTGGGGATCACCCTGGCGGGCCTGCCGATCGCATTCGGCGCGGTAGACCAGTTGGGCCGCGAAGCCGATAACGGAGCCGGCAACCTGGCCGGAGGTGTCGGCAGCGTCGTCGGCGGCATCGGCGGAGGCCTTGGCGGCGCCTTGATCGGCGGCAAGATCGGTGGCCCGATTGGCGCCTTGGCCGGTGGCGCGCTTGGGTCCTGGGCTGGCGGCGAACTGCTTGGCGGCGCGGCCCGCGGCGTGACCAATGCCGTCACCGGGATCATGGATGACCCACTGGCCAAGGAGATCAAGGCCGCCGAGCGCATGGCGCGCTCGCAGATCGCCATGCAGAACGAAGCGGTCCTGTCTGGCCTGCCTGCCATGCGCGCCCTGGCTGCCCAGCAGGCGGCGGCTGAGACCGAGCGGGCTCAGCTGGCCTCCCGGATGTACGGCCAGCAGCTGTACCAGGAGGCCATGCTGGGGCCTTCCAGAGTGCCGGCCGGCGCCTACTTTGATCCCAGTCAGGGCAACGCACTTGCTGCCATTGCGTCGGGGGCCTTCGTCTGATGGCGTTCGGCAACGCCATGGTCGTCCCGGGCAGCTCCTTTGCGGACCTGATGGCCCGCGCGCCGGTGTTCAACAAGACGCCCTTCATGGAGGTGGTCGGCGGCAACGCGGGGCTGACTGCCGGTCTTGTGAACCAGACGCTCAACGCCAAGGCCAGTCTCGAGGGCGCTCGCATCGAGGCTGACACCCTCAAGGACATTGAGAAGCTCCGCCGCCCAACGGTCGGCGATCGCCTGCGGGCTGTACTGCCCGGACTGATGCAGGGCCTTCAAAACTCGAACCCGAGGCGGAGGGCTGGCGAATCCCTGGGCTTCAACCTCTCGGAAGCCATGGTTTCACCCGCGGAAGTACTTACCAGCATCGGCCAGATCCAGGATCAGTTGAACGGTATCAGGGCCGGCCAGGCGCCATGGTTCGCAGGCAGCCAGGCTGGCGCTCGGGCGCTCATGGGCAAAAGCTGAGTGCCACGTCTTTCGGCTGCTCCTAGGATGGGCAAAAGACGTGTCGCACAGCCATGGCCTTCCTGGGGGCGCTGGAAAGGGGGTATCGAGCCTGGAGCAACCTGCAGGCCATTCCTGAGCAGCAGCGCACTGAGCGCCAGTTGGCACTGGCGCAGAGGCTTGGCCAACTCGGCCGGGACATCGAGCGTGAAACCGCTGACGCCGCTGACCAGCGCACTCGAAGTCAGGCCCTGTTGACCGAGCAGCTGGCCCCCCGGGTCGCAGCCCGGGAGGAGGCCGCCAAGGGCAACGAGGCCCAGCGCGCAAGCGACGCCTACAGAAACACCGTCGACGGCACGATCGCGGTCACTCGTGCGACTGGTGATGTCCGTGGCGGCCTCATGGACAGGCAGACCGACGGCAACATCAGGACCATCGGCGCCGAGTATGACGGCAGGGCCAACTTGGCGGAGGTTATTGGCGGTGTCAACCTGAAGACGCTGGATTCTCAGCAGCGTGCAGCGCTGGGCGCCTTGGATCGGGTGCAGAACCAGGAGCAGCTCATAACCGGCATGTTTCTTGGTAACCAACCACTGGTTCCCGAGGTGCTGAAACATATCACTGACAGCGAAAACCGGGCGTACGCACACTCGGAGAAAATGAGTAAACCGACCGCCCATGACTGGCTCGCGGGCGTAATCGTGCCGACCTCGCTGGCGTTTGCTAGCGCGCTTGCAAAGTAAGCCATGGATCCCCAGACCCTCGCCGCCGTCCGCGACTGGACCGAAAAGAACAAGGGCAACGAAGCCGTCGCCGGCGCCGCCAATGACCTCTTCTACAACTCGCTGAGCGCGCGGCTGCAGACCGATTCGGATGCCAGCTACGCCAAGACGATGATGCCTCTCTCGCTGGAATACCAGCGGGGGTCACAGAACATCGCCACCGAGGCGGACACCCGGCGGATCGCCGCAGAGGGCAGTGTCCTGCGGGACCTGACTGAGCAGCAGGGGCGGATCCAGAAGGATGTGGCCAACATCAATTCGGGGGATGTCCGCTACATCTCCGACCGGCGACTGGACGAGACCCGTTACTCGTCGGACTCCAGCGTCAAGTCCACCCAGATCGGAGCTGACGCCACCAGGGACGTCGCCAAGACCAACCTGGCAGGCACTCGCTACAGCGCGGACGCGGGCGTCAAGTCCACGCAGATCAGCTCGGACGCACAGGTGCGCTCCACCCAGATTGGCGCTGATGCCCAGCGCTATGGGTACGACAGCGAGGAACGGCAGCGCAGGATCGAGGGCGAGGAGAGCCGCAAGACCTTGACCCAGGGCACCGATGAGACCCTGCGGCTACGGGCTGACGCTCGCGGCCAGATCGCCTCCAGTGGCAAGAGGTTCTTTGGCTGACGACTTTCCCGGGGTGTCGGGGTTCCTCTCGGCCCTGGACCACGGCCAGCGGGAGCGCTTTCTGCTGGCCTGTGAGGCGCGTGAATCGCCGCTACAGGTGTGGCTGTACGCCTGCGCGATGGGCTACGAGTCGGACTTCACTGAACTGGAGTCCTGGCTGCAGAAGCGCTACCCGCAGCTGAATCGCCGCCGCATGCTCGAGGCGGAGGCCGTGCGCCTGGAGGCCGACATCGCCGCGTTGCGCGCTGATGCCGGAACCGAGGCGGCCAGGCCTTCTGACACGGCCCGCAATGTTGCCACTCTCACCAAGGAGTTGCGCGGACACCTCGCGGAGATCGAGCGCATGAGCAAAGGCCTCGATCGCCGCGGCCTGATCCTTTCGGGCGCCGACAAGATGCTGCGTGTTCTGCAGGACATGTTCTCCGAGGACGAAGACATGCAGGCGGCCCTGGGGCAGGGCTTTGAGGTGCTCTGGACTCAACTGAACGAAGAACGCTGAACAATCGCGAGGTATATCGCTTAGATTGCGTCTTATGGCTGACGCAGCGATTACCAGGGCACACAAGCAGGCCGCGCGCCTGGCCGCCAAGCGTGTCCCCCGGCGCTCCTCTGCTGATGCCACCCCCAGCGAACACGTCCGCAAAGCGCGCGAGAACTTCAGCTACTTCTGCACGGCGATGGGCAAGCCGCCGGTCGCGCACATGCAGGAGTGGCACCGGCAGCTGATCACCGGCGACAGCAACGACCACCTGATGGATGTGTCGGGCCCTAACACCTGCCTGCTGTCCCCGCGGGGGCCCCTCGATCTGGCGACACCGGTGCTGACACCGACCGGCTGGCGCCCGTTGCGCAGCATCGAACCCGGCGACGAGGTCTACGCCTCCAGCGGCCGCGTGACCGTGGTCGAGGAGGTCCTGGATTACGGCACGGCCCCCTGCTGGGAGGTGTCGTTCAGTGACGGCACCTCGATGGTCTGCGACGACAGCCATCGTTTCGAGGTGCGCAAGGCGGCCGGCGGCCCGTGGCAGGAGTGCACCCTGGAGATGCTGCGCACGGGCGCCCTGCTGCGCCAAGGTGCCGCCCCCAGCGATGGCACTCCCTGGCTGACCCGCTGGGGCCTGCCGCGCTGGGCGGTGCCGATCACCTCGCCGGTGGCCCTGCCCGAGGCCCCGCTGGTGCTGGATCCGTACCTGATGGGCGTCCTGTTGGCGCGCGGCGGCCTTTCTGGCGCGGCGGTGCGCTTCACTAGTGGGGACGACGACCTGGTAGCCCGGGTGGCCGGCGCCCTGCCCCGCGGCTGCCAGCTGGGCCGGATCAGCGCCAAGACCATCTGCTGGTCGATCAGCGGCATCCCGGTTCACCTGCAGGACAAGCGCACCAAGCGAGCCCCGCGCAACCCGATCCTGCCGCTGCTGGAGATCTTCGGGTTGTGGGGCTGCCGCGTGCCGGATCGGCCGATGCCGGCGGTGTTCCTGCGAGGTTCGATCTTGCAGCGGCTGGCCCTGCTGCAGGGGATGCTGGACGCGGCCGGCAGCAGCCGCCCGGGCGGGGTGATCTCCCTGCCGCAGCGCTCAGAGGCGGTCGCCAATGGCCTGGCGGAACTGGTGCGTTCCCTGGGTGGGTTGGCCCAGGTCAAACCGATCCGCCGCCCGAGCGGCGGCGATGGCTTCATGGTCGAGGTCCTGCTGCCGCCCGAGCTGGAGCCGTTCCACTCAGGCGCCAAGACCGCGCTGTACCACAAGCACTGCGAAAACCGCCGCCGGCCACTGCGCCGCACGATCACCGGCATCCGCCCGGCGGGTGAACGGGAGATCGGCTGCATCACGGTCGAGAGCCCCCTGCAGAACTTCCTGATTCGGGACTACGTGGTCTCCTGCAACTCGGCCAAGAGCACCGTGATCGGGCTGCTCTGCTCGTGGCTGATCGGCCGGCACACCCTGGCCAAGCAGCTGCTGCGCATCCTCTACGTGTCGTTCAACATCGACGTGGCGCGCGGCAAGAGCCTGGCGATCAAGAACACGATCCAGTCGGGCGAGTACCAGGAGATCTTCCCCTGCGTGCGGCTCAGCAAAACCCGCACCGCCGATGAGCTCTGGTCGATCGACTTCGATTTCGCCGGCATCGATGTGCGCGGTGAGGACGCCTTCACGCTGGCCTGCGCCGGCCTGCAGGGCACGATCACCTCCAAGCGCTCGAGCCTGGTGATCCTGGATGACTTGATCAAATCCAAGAAGTCGATCAGCAACCCGGAGGTGCGCCGGGAGATGGAGGGCAACTGGAACAGCGTGATCGTGCCGACGATGTTCCAGGGCGCCCGGGCGATCGCCCTGGGGACCCGTTTCCACTTCGATGACATGTTCGCCACGACGTTCGTCGAGAAGAACGGCTGGCATGTGATGACCCAGGCGGCGCTGGACTTTGATGACGACGGCACACCGCGCTCCTACTGGGAGGGGATGTGGAGCGCGCGCTACCTGCTGGAGCTGCAGCGCAAGGACCCGATCGCGTTCGCCTACCAGTACCTCAACAAGGCGCTGCGCTCCACCGAGCTGGGCATGGCGCCGGACCTGTTTGTCAAGGGGGTGGTGCCGGACGTCTTCGATGAGATCGGCGTCGGGATCGACTTCTCCTCAGGCCTGCGGGAGCGCAGCGACTACACGGTGTTCATGCTGGGCGGCCGCGTGGACGACAAGGCCTACGTGATCGACATGCGCCGGATTCGCAGCATGGGCAACATCGAGAAGATCGAGGCCCTCTGCGACATGCTGCACGAGTGGAACCTGGTCACCAAGGACGAGGCCGGCCGCTACCTGTCGACCTTCTCCGAGGTGGCGATCTGGCCGGAGTCGGTCGGCTACCAGAAGTCGTTCGAGGGGGACTTCAAGCGGGTGGCCTACCAGGAATGGGGGCTGACCAACCTGCGCGTGCAGCCGGTGACCGGGGTGCGCGGCGACAAGCTGGCCCGCTTCCGCGGCGTGATGGGCCTGTTCCAGACCCACCGGGTGATCTTCAACAAGTACCGGGACTTCCAGGTGGTCTTCGATGAGGTGGTCAACATGGGGCACTCGTCCCATGACGACTGCGCTGACGCCCTGCAGATCCTGCTGGACCGGCTGTTCCGCCGCGGCAACATCGAGGTGGAGTATTGAGCTCTCGCCCTGTGAGCCGCAGCAAGCGCTTTGCCTAGGATGACCCCATGAGCCAGCCGACCCAGGACCGCTTCCGCCGGATCATCGAGGCGGCCCGCAACCGCGAGGGTGCCGCCGGCGTGGACACGATGATCGTGTCGGGCCACCTGGCCCAGATGCGGCTGTTCATGATGCGGCAGGGGATCGAGTTCCTGCCGCGCCAGGACACCTACGGGTTCCGCAAGGCGTTCCTGGCCAAGGTCGTCGAGGAGAACGAAATCGATGCGCGCCTGGAGGGCGTGGTCGACGACTTCATCTCCGAGGGCAAGGGCCTGTGGTTCTTCCGGCCGGTGCGCGACAGCTACCGGATCATGTGGTTCAGCAAGGAGAACTACAGGGTCTACTACGACTCCCTGCAGGAGATCGAGGAAGTCGACCTGATCTACTCCTTCAAGGTGCGCCAGGGGCTGGGCGCGATCGCCGTGCAGGCGCCCGGCGGCTCGACCACCAAGTACGTGCGCCTGCAGGTCAAGCGCGACGAAATCATTGAGACGATCAGCGAGGAGAAGCCGTCATTCGACACGCCGCTGATGTCGGTGATCGCTACCAACAAGCGCACGGTGCGCAACAGCCTGGGCTTCGTGCCGGCGGTCGAGGCGTTCAACATGATGCGCTCCACCGGGATGGATGCGACCGGCGACTTCGACAGCTTCGCCGAGCACATCCTGGTGCATGACGCCCTGGTGCGGAACATCCGGGAAAACATCCGCTTCTACGGCAACCCCACCCTGGTCTCCAGTCGGCCGCGCCACGACCTGGTGGAGGCCGCTGATGGCGGCATGCCCCGGCGGCCGACGATCAGCAGCCAGGCGGGCTTCTCCGCCGAGGGACGCCCGAGCACGCGCCACGACCTGACCGGTGCGCCGGCGGTGGGCGGAATGCGCGTGCCGCGGCTGATCACCAACATCGAGCCGACCGATCGGGTCAGCTACATCACCCCGAACGCGGTCAGCGGCGACCAGAACCTCTACGCCCGCCAGTACCGCGAGGAGATCCGCAACGCCCTGGGCGGCGTGGACGAGCTGGGCATCTCCTCGGGGGCGACGGCCTACGAGATCAAAAGCCTGTTCGGGCGGGCGGCCACCACGGCGCTGCGCAAGTGCCGCGGGCTGCTCACCTACGGGCTGTGCAAGCTGCTGGCCCTGATGATCTTCCACGAGGAGCGCATCTTCCGGGAGAGCTTCTCAGCAGCGATCGGGCTGCAGCCGCCGGATGCGCCGATCCGCGAGCAGATCGGCGACGACGAGGCCTATGCCAAGGCCCTGGAGAAGCACGAGCAGGAGTACGCGGCCTACAAGCAGGAGCTGGAAGAACGCATCGAGGAGGCGATCGAGGAGCGCGAATTTCCCGATGGCGTTGTCGGCTTGATTCCCGACGGTGACCGGCGGGTGGATTGGCGCTGGCGGGGGCCGGTGTTCGAGGAATCGACCGAGGACATCCTCAACCAGTCGATCGTCGTGCGCAACCTGCAGGAGCTGGGGGTCAATTCGATCGAGGCGCTCAAGCATCTCTTCCCGAACAAAACCGACGAGGAGAGGAGCGCTATGCTCAATGGGTACCCGTTCAGGATGGCCCAGGCCACCCAACAGAGCATTTCCACATTCCTCTCGCTCATCAACATGATGCGAGAGGTGCCCCACCCGCAAGCCCCGGATCTACCGCTGCTTGCGGATGCTCGCCTCGATCTGGTTCCGTTCTTGTATCGAGCCTTTGATTTCCTCAAGCGTGAGCTGACCTATGCAGGACAGTACGGTGATTCCACAGGCTCCCCCGAGCCAGCCGAGCTCAATCCCATCGAGCGCGCCCGCGCCAACCTCGGCCTCGATGTCGCCGCAGGTAGCGCAGCCGAGCCTGACTTCGTACCCGACACAGCCCAGTCAGGCGCCGGTGGCGGATCCGTGGCAGCAGGCGTACCGCAACCTGACCGCCGGTTTGAGCGGGATGCCCGCCTCCCCGGCCCAGGCGCAACCCTGGCCAGCGACCCAGCAGGTCGAGGCCTACCAGGGGTTCTCCCCTTCCGCGGTGCCCAGCTACCCGCAGGCGCCCAGTCCGGTGATGCCGACCTGGCAGCCCCAAGCAATGCCGGCGTATTCGCCGACCTTGCCCAGCGCATGGCCCCAGAGCGCGCCCCTGGCCGCACCCGCCGTCGCACCTCTGGCCGCTCCGGCCGCCGCTCCAGCCGTCAGTGATGGCTACCTCTCATCCCTGAGCGACGAGAGCCTCGAGGTGCTGAACCACTTCGGCACCGAGGCCCCGGCCCTGCTGAACCGCTACGCCTGCACGGTGGAAGACGCCCTGCTGCAGCAAGCCCAGCAGAGCACGGAAGCACTGCAGCAGCTGCAGCAACTGGGTCAGAACCTCCAGCAGATGGAGCTGGTGCTCAACGCCACCCTGGAGGACAACAAGGCCTACAACCTGCTGACCACCGAGCCTGAGCTGCTGGCCGACTACGTCAACGACTTCTTCGGGCCCGACGGCCCGGCACCGGTCGAGCTGCCGCAGGATCGCCTGGCTGCTGATGTGGCCGCGGCGGGCTATGCCCCTGCCGCCCAGCCGCAGCCCCAGGTGTACCAGCGCCCCCAGATCGACATGCCCGCCCCTGGCGGCCAGGCCGGTGGTGCGGGCGACTTCTGGGCGACCTTCCAGGAGGTCTCCCGCAACCAGCCCGATCAGGCCTGGCGCCTGCTGGCCCAGGCTCCCGCTGACGCTCTGCGCTCGCGGGTGCTGATCTCTGACGCTCCGGCCTGACAAGGAGGATCCTGGCGATGATGTTGCCCAACCAGGCCGCGATGGCGACAACGCGCCAGGGTGGCTCCATGTATCAGCAGGGGGTGGTTCTGCCGCAGCAGTCCACCTCCTTTGTGGCGGCCCAGGCGGTGCCGGCCATGGCCCAGGGCGTCAATGGCCTCCAGGACGCGGCCCGGCAGGCAATACAGGCCGGGCGCACGGAGCAGCACGCCATGGTTCAGGCGGCGCAGAACTTCGGGCCCGAGGTGCCGGAGCATGCGGCGCGCAACGCGCAGAAGATCGCTGCCAAGAAGCTGTCGCTGCTCTACAGGATGGGCCTGGGTGCAACCGGCGCGGTGGATTACTCCAAGATGACGGAGCTGGGCCAGCGGCTGTCTCAGGGGTGAGCGACTGATTGGCAACCGGCCCGCTTGCTGCAGCTAGCATGGCGTGAAATCTGCGCGCGATCATGCGCCTCGCCGGCCAGCCGAAGATCTACGAAGCCCTGGCGGAGCACTTCATCAGTGATGACGTGCCGCCTCAGGCTGCGCAGCACCTGGCTGCTGAGGTTGTCGCCCATGGCGCCGATGCCGACACCAGCATCGACCAGTTCTTCCACTTCTACGAGCTGCTCAAAAGCAAGGGCTACTCAGAGGAGGCCGCCCAGCACCTGGCGGTCGAAATGATGGAGGGCCGGGAGCCTGAAAGCAAGGCCGGCATGCGCTTTG